CTTAATCTCAAAGTAAGTGGTGATATGAATGTTGATGTTGGAGGAGATTACAATCTCAATGTTGCAGGTAATAGAGAAGACAATACAGGAAGAAACTACAAGAAGCAAGTTACAGGTGATGTTGTAGAAAATATACTTGGAACAAAAACTCAGAAGACTATCGGTAATAGTATTCTCATCAACCTTGGTGATTTTGACCACGGAATAAAAGGTACTGCAGATGTTATAGTTGAGGGTAACTATGAAGTTTCATCTCATAAAGAAATGTTACTATCTTCAACCGACAGACTAGATGCTGTTGCTAGAAAAGTTAGAGTAACAGGTAGTGACAGATTAGACATACAAGGTTCTTATGGAACTATCGGTGGTGCGTTCACAAGATTTACAGGACAGACTTATTCTGGTGCGTTAAAGAAAAGAGATTATACCGCAGAAGTTTATACGAGTGGTGTGAGTGCTACTGCGGCACGAGACAGTGCTAATGGACCTGTCACTGGAGCAACTTTAGCAAATGATGCTACTAACTTAGATTCATATGATGCTACATCACAAGACTTCGAGACTGCAATTTTCCACGGAAGTCTTTATGGTACGGCAAAGAAAGCACAACTTGCTGACAATGCAAACAAATCTATTACCGCATTTTTCTCAGCAACTGCCGCCGCACCTTTCGTTGCACCTCCGGGTGGTCTAACTATATTGAAGGCGGCAGATGTTATAGCGAACTTTAACTTAGAAACAGAGGGTGGTCACTTTACTGTAGAACCCGATAATGTAGCAAAAATATATCAGGGAACTGTTTCGGCAGACTCTGCTTCCGCGTTTGAACATCTACAAGGTAAACCCATGAACGAAACAAGTGTTGATGCGGGTGACTTTATGCGAGATGAAATGAAAGGGAAAGAACATTATGTTATTGATGGAGTCCCTGTATTTGATAGAGAACCTAGTGTTGCTGAAATCCGTTCTGCCTTTAGGAATCAAACTTCAAGAGGACAAGATACTCCTTCAGAAGTTGGAAGTCTACTTATATTAGAGGGATTACTCAATCCATTATATCAAGATAGAACTTGTCCTAGAATAGGTAGAACTGTTGGTTCGGAACCAACAAGTAAATATGGATATACTGCAATAGGTAACTCCATAGAAAATCGAGGAAAGAGATTTAGAAAATGAGAATACAACCCGACCCACAGTATAATCCAGATACTCAACTACCGATATCATCAGAGACACGCCTTGGTCGCGGCATAACTATGGCAAAGTTTTTGGGTGCGTATGGAGATAAGACATCATTCAGGCATATAATATTTGAAGATGCTCGTAGACAGATTGCTCGCAATCTAACCTTACATGCAAGAGCAATGGATATGATAAATGGTAACACCGATAGATTTAATGATGTTCGTGTTATTGTGAGTGAAGGTATCTATAACAGAAAACCTATTGACTCTGGAAATAAAGTGATGGAACAAAAAGCAATAGGAAATCTTGTATACTATCAAGTCATAGGTACTGATGGTGAAATTGACTTTGAGAAAACATTTGATGTAGCAGAGTATTGGAAAGACCACATGTTTTTTCAAGAGATGTATTTAGATTATGACACATATAATGTTGATGGAAGTCTTTCTGCACAAGTTGGATTACTTATGCCTAATGTTCCTGCATCATATGAAGTGAGAAACAAAGAGTTTTCGAAAGATTTATTTACAGTATTTAATAATCATGTGCAATCAAAGAAAGAACTTATTGAAATTCTTTCATTATAACCCAATAAAAACATATAAATAAAGATATGACAAGAAGAGCATTTTCACAAGAAGACGGAGGCGACTTAGAAACAAATAATGTTTCTGTGAGTCGTAAGGTTCAATATAAAGATATAGATTTGACACTCGCGGTCAAACCTACAAGCGGTGATGTCTACAAGAAACTCGATGCCGCCGCAGTAAAACAAGCAGTAAAAAATCTTATAATGACCAATGAACTTGAGAAACCTTTTCGACCCAACTACGGTGCTAATCTAAGAGACTTACTTTTTGAGTTAGCAGATTATGGTGATGACTATATCATAGAGGAAAGGATTATAAACTCTATAGAAAGGTTTGAACCAAGAGCAGAAATAGTAGATATCAGAGTATCTGAAGTAGACGGATATAAAAATACTATCGATACAACAATAACATTTAAAATACTAAACACCTCAGAGGTGGTTGAGTTCACTACAAATCTCGCAAGGTTAAGATAACATGGCAACAACAATTAATTCGACATCTTTAGACTTTGATACAATAAAGAATAATCTCAAAGTGTTCTTAGAGAACTCTGGTGAGTTCAATACCTATAACTTTCAAGCATCAGGTTTGTCAAGTATATTAGATGTACTTGCATATAACACTCACTACAATGCCTTGACCGCAAACTTTGCGTTGAATGAATCATTTTTAAGTACTGCACAACTTAGAAGTTCTATACTCTCTCTCGCAGAAGGTATCGGATATGTTGCGGATTCAAGAACATCTTCTCAAGCACTGGTAAACATGTCACTAAATCTAAGTGGTGTTTCAGGAAGACCTTCAACCATACAAATTGATGAAAACTTTAAGTTCACCTCAAGTGTTGATGACACAAACTATACTTTCCAAACAAGAGAAGATATAAGTGCGACTGATGATGGTGATGGGGTATACAGATTTAAAGATGCTTCAGGGGATGACAAAATAAAAATACTTGAAGGAACTGCACGAACAAAAACATTTATTGCTTTGAAAGCAACAGACAATCCCGTATATGTTATACCCGACAAAAATGTAGATATATCAAGTTGTATTGTAAGAGTGTATGATTCAGGAACATCTTCAACATTCACGACATATTTAAACCTTGTTAACGCAAGTAAAATAGATGAAAACTCTACACTATATATTCTCAGAGAAGCACCGAATGGTTTCTATGAACTTTCGTTTGGTAATGGTGTTACGTTAGGTAAAGCACCTAATGTGGGTGCTAAGATAGAAGTAGAGTATCTATCATCTTCAGGCACACTTGCTAATACGGCAAAAGTATTTTCACCAAAAAATTCTGTAGTAGTAAACAGCGTGGCATATCCTGTAACGGTGTCTACTGTTTCAAATGCTGTTGGTGGTGGTTCGAAAGAGACGATAGAAAGTATTCGTAAAAATGCACCTTTCCAGTATGCATCACAGAACAGAATGGTAACTGCCTCAGATTACTCTGCATTGATACTCAAAAACTATTCGTCATTTATTGCAGACATACAATCCTTTGGTGGAGAAGAAGCACTCGAACCAGAATATGGTGTGGTGTTTGTATCTATTCTTTTCAATGATGATGTTGATAGTACAACACAGACAAGAATAAAAAATGAAATACTACAACTCTCAGATGAGTTGTCGGTGGCATCATTCAATGTTAAGTTTGATGACCCTGTAAAAACATTTATTGAGGTCAACACATTCTTCCAGTTCAGTGACAATCTAACAACCCTATCAAGAAATACAATACAGAATAATGTCAGTGCTGTCATAGAGAATTACTTCACAACTAATACAGGTAAGTTCAATCAATCCTTTAGAAGGTCAAACCTACTATCACTTGTTGATGAAACAAGTCCTGCAGTATTATCTTCACGTCAAGAAATAAAGATGCAAAGAAGGTTTACACCTACTCTCAATGTTCTACAAGACCATAAAGTTAGATATGCCGCCCCTATAGCAGAAACAGATGATATTTTCTATAGGATAACATCTTCACCTTTTACTTTCAATGGAAACTTATGTATTGTAAGAAACAAACTAAAAAGTAATAAACTAGAAGTTTTTGATTCACTTCAAGGGTTTGTTGTTGTGGATAATGTGGGAGATTACTCAGGGGACATAGCAAATATTGTTGGACTTCAGATTGATTCTATTCCGGGTTCAGATACTTTCATTAAGTTATCTGCCACTCCTGCTAACCAAAGTGCTATCTCACCACTCAGACAAGATGTTGTTGAGTTAGACTCAGAACTATCTCTAACCACAATAGTTGATGTTGCTTCAGGGGTTATTAATTAATGTCAAGAAATGATGATATCACTCTTAGAGATTACAACAGAAGAGAACTTGCCTTCCCTAAATATCAGGTCAAGGAAATCCTTCCAGAGTTTTTTCGTACAGAATATCCAAAGTTAATAACTCTTCTTGACGAGTACTATAACTTTGAAAACTCTACTGATTCGCCTTCAAGACTTATTGATGACCTATATTATACAAGGGATATAACACAAAACGATTTAAGTCTTCTTACCTTTATTGAAGATGAGTTATTACTTGGACAGAACTTCTTCGAAGGGTTCTCTGACAAACGTGCGGCATCAAAATACTCTAATGTATTGTTTAGGTCAAAGGGTACAAAGTATTCCATACAACAATTCTTTAGAACATTCTTTGGTATAGACCCCGACATTGTATATACAAAGACCCAAGTATTTAATGTGGGCGATGAGATTGGTGTTGACAGTCAGAAGTTTATTACTAACAATAAGTTATATCAAAAACACGCAATACTGATTAAGTCAGGTCTTGAAGAAAGTAAATGGAAAGATGCTTACAAACTCTTTGTTCACCCTGCAGGAACATTCTTAGGTTCAGAGATACAAATAGTCAGTAGTGTTGTTGATACATTAACTGCACCAGAAGTAGTGATTGAACCACCCCCACCCTTTGCGGTTCATAGTTCAGCATCATTTGCATCTGTTGCTACTACTGACCATACATCACTCGTAAATGATTTCAATACTGACTCTTCAGGAATACTCAGTAGGATAAGACCAGAACTTGTTAATCCAAATGAGTTCTCTGCATTTACATTACAAGAGATAAACAATCAATACAATAGTTTACGAGAAGCACAACTTGCAACCTCACCAACCTTCGATGATTCAGACCAAGTTGGAACAAATGGTATGGACTTCTCTAACAACTTCTCGTTCGAGACATTAGACCAAGGAAGACATGTATTTTATAGTGCAGACTCTGACCAATATTTATTAAATCTTGGACATCTAGGTTAAAAAAGTATATAAATAGAATAAAGAATTAGGATATTATAAATGGCAAAACAAACATTAAATAAGGGAAGTTCTGCGAACGACGGCACGGGTGATACACTTCGTGTGGGTGCGCAAAAGATTAATGAGAACTTTACTGAACTCTATGGTATATTAGGAGGTGACTCTCTTAACTCAGGTATCTCTTTTGATGCGACCACAAAAGGTCTCATATTTGAAGGTTCTTCTGCAGATGACCACGAGACATTTCTTGTTCCTACAAACGCAACTGCAGATAGAACGATTACTCTACCAAACCTTACAGGTACAGTATCTCTTATTACTGCAACAGAAACACTCACTAACAAAACACTTACAACTCCTATATTAACTAATGCTGTATTGAATCCTACTGCAACTACTGCGGGTAAGATAGAATTCTTAGAAGGTACAAACAACGGAACAAACAAAGCAACTCTGATTGGTCCTGCTTCAACTGCAGATGTCACATTAACATTACCTTCTGCAACGGATACATTGGTTGGTAAAGCAACAACAGACACACTCACAAATAAGACACTTACAACTCCTACAATAAACTCACCTAAGATTGGTACAGAGATACAAGATGCAAACGGTAATGAACTTGTTGAGATAACTGCAACAGGAAGTGCAGTAAATCATTTCAAAGTTACAAATGCCGCGACAGGTAATAATGTTACATTAGAAGCAACAGGTTCAGATACTAATGTTGGATTTAATGTGACAAGTAAAGGTACAGGACTTGTTACAGTAACAACAGGAGTTGCCTTTTCACATGTAGAACAAGATGCAAACGGTGCAGTATCTCTTGTTAAGACAACAACAGTATTCAATAAAGGTTCTGCTCTTGCCGCAACACTTGCAGACGGAACAGTCATAGGACAACTAAAAATACTTACAAACAAAGGTGTAGGTGTGGCAACAACAACTCCTTCAAACTTTGGTGCGGGAACATCAATCGCAATAGCACAACACAAGACTGCAACATTATTGTGGGACGGAACTAACTGGCAAATACAATCAACTTATGGTGGAACGGTAGCATAAAATGGCAATAATAACACAAACATTAAAAACAGAAACTATAAAGTTAATCAAAGAGAACTTTGATAGTTCAGCAAACCATTATTTTATTGGTATCGGTAGGTCAGATGAATGGAACTCAACTGACACTGCACCATCTGCAGAAAATCATGCTGTTGAAGGAAGACTGTTTAGAAACTCACTTCAGTCTGTAAAGAAAGTTGCAGATATGACATTTGTTGTGCCACGTCATAACTGGAGTTCAGGAACAATATATTCACCATACAACGACAAGCAAGTTGGATATCCTACACAATCTTATTATGTTATGAATGACGAGAACCAAGTGTATATTTGTATACAACAATCAAAAGACACATCAGGTAATGCTCAGACTTCTACTATTAAACCTTCAGGGGAACTTGGTGGTAATACATTTACAACAAGTGATGGATATGCTTGGAAGTTTTTATATTCAATATCTGCTTCAAGTGCGAGTAAATTCGTTGCCGCAAACTTCCTGCCCGTGAAGAAGCAAGGTGCTACGGATGGAAGTTCTCCTGCTTCAGATGTTGAACAACTTGCCGTTCAGAATGCCGCAATCGCAGGACAGATAGTTGGATATGCTGTAGACTCAGGTGGATTGGGATATGGTTCTGCACCTACCTTATCTGTTGTCGGTGATGGTGGTGGTGCAAAAGCAATCGCAACCATAAGTGGTGGTGCTGTTGTGAAAGTTGAAGTTCATGATAGTGCGGGAGGATTTCCTTTAGGTTCAGGATACAGCAATGCATCTATAGACCAATCAGGAGGTTCGCCGAGTATACCTGCAAAAATAAGACCTATTATAGGACCAAAGGGTGGTCTTGGAGCAGACCCAAGAGAAGACCTTCGTTCAGATGGAGTTATGTTTGCAGTAAAACCAGACGGAGCAGAAGGTAGTGGAGACTTTATCGTAGGAAATGATTTCCGTCAAGTAGGTCTATTAAGAAATATAACAGGCGATAGTGACAACGGAACAGCATTTACAGATGCTACAGGAAACTGCTTGAAGAAATTAGTTCTTACTTCCAAAGTAGGTGACTTCTCAGTGGATGAGACTGTTTCAGGAGGTGCTTCTGGAGCAAAAGGTATCGTTGATAAGATATCAACAAATGGTCTAGAACTATTCTTCCACCAAAACGATAAAACAGGATACAAAACATTTGGAAATGCTGAGACAGTGACAGGTGGGACAAGTGGTGCTACTGGAGCAACTCACGGAAGTGCCCCTGTCGTAAGTCCAGAGGTAGCAACCATCACTGGAGACTTGTTATATATAGATAACAGGGCGGCAGTAACTCGTTCAGCAGACCAAACAGAAGACATTAAAATAGTAATACAACTTTAGGATAATAATCGCATGACAAACACATTTACATCAAGTGTCTTTTCGTCCACCTACAAAGATGACTTTCTTGATAGTGACAACTATCATCGCATATTATTCAATAGCGGTAGGGCACTACAGGCACGAGAACTCACTCAAATGCAAACAATCATCCAAGAGGAGATTGCAAGATTTGGTCGTAATATATTCAGAGATGGTGCCGCAGTAAATCCGGGTGGTCCTTCTATCAATAACGAATATGAGTTTGTCAAGTTAGATACGACAGATGCCGTAAATGCACTTCCTACAGACCTAACAACAATCGTGGGTGTTGAACTCACGGGTGGAACGTCTACTGTCAAGGCACGAGTTCTTGAAGCAGTAAATGCTTCTGGTTCTGACCCTGCAACAATATATGTCCAATACACAAATACTTCAGGTGGTTCAGTAGGAACAACTCCTGTTCGTTTCAATCCAACCGAAACACTTACAGGTGGTGGGTTCACACTTAAAGTTCAAACAACAGATACTGTTTCTGACCCTGCTACAGGACTTGGTGCTAAAATACATAACGATGGAGGAGACTTTTTTGTAAGAGGACACTTCGTATTTGTAAACCCACAAGGACTTATACTTTCTAAGTATTCAAATAATCCTACTAAGACTATTGGTTTCAAAATAACAGAAGATATTGTTACTGCAACAGATGATGATGCATTGTATGACAATCAGGGTACAACACCTAATGTGACAAGTCCAGGTGCAGACAGGTATCGTATAAAACTTGTTTTAACAACACAAGATGCTATTGCATCAGACGAGAACTTTGTATTCTATTGTCAAGTAACAGACGGAGAAATTGTTGACCAAGTATCAGGTACAGATGATTACAACAAAATCAATGACCTTCTTGCAGAAAGAACAAAAGAAGAATCAGGAAACTATTTTGCAGAGAGATTTAAAGCAGACTTAGCAGATAGTGGTTCAAACCATATTCTTGGTGTATCAAGAGGTATCGCATATGTAAACGGATATCGTGCAGAGAGTCAAGTACCTGTATCTTTAACAATACCAAAACCAAGAACAACTACTACAATCAATAACGATGTAGCACCTATCTCATATGGTTCATACTTTATATGTTCTACACTCAAAGGTAGTTTAAATGTATCTGCATTTGCTTCTGTGAACTTATCTACATCTACAACTAACCCAAGTGGTAGTGTTATTGGTACTGCGAAAGTAAGATATGTAGAAAAAGACGGAAGTAATCACAGAGTATATCTCTTTGATATTAAAATGAATAGTGGTCAAGCATTAAGAAATGTTAAGACAGTTGGTACGGGTTCTGCAGATGTTGGTATTATTGCTTTAGAAAATAGTAAAGCAGTTCTCAAAGAGTCAAGCAAAACAAATCTTGTATATCCTTTGACACAAACTCGTCCTTCAAATATTACTGATGTATCTTTTGAGGTACAAAGGATTAAGACAGGTACATCATCAGGTACAGGTACACTTACAATAGCAGGACTTGGTTCAGGTGAGACATATACTAATACAGGTCAAGTGATTGCAACTGTTGATTCTTCAGGTGCTGTTGTTACTCCTTCAAGTATAACAGGTGGTTCTTCACTTGTGTTTGCAGGATTACCTACATCAAGTGCGATGACCTTCTATACAAAGGTAAACAAATCAACACCAAGTGTAAGACAGAAAACACTCAGTGCTACTTTATTACATAGTGGCGCTGTTGAAGACGATGGGACAGGAGTAAAGTTTGTAGACTTACATGCAACAGATTTATATAAAGTAATTGCAGTATACAACTCTGATAGTGCAGACCTTTCTGCTAGATTTAGTGTTGACAATGGTCAACGCGCAAGTCATTATGCTAATGCTCGTTTGGTTGTTCAAGATGGTGCAACTCCACCTTCAGGAGATGTATTTGTAAAGTATCAACACTGGACACATGGTGCAGGAGACTTCTTCTCAGTCAACTCTTATGATGGTCTTGCATCGGGTGTTGATTATGAAAATATTCCAAATTATAGTATTAACTCAAGAAATTCAGTAAGTCTCAGAGATGTTATTGACTTCCGTTCTTCAGTAGACTCTGCAGGAGCATTCACAGGTGCAGGGGCGGCATTAAACGAGATACCAACTAATGGCGATACTTTCCAAGGTGACATAACATACTACTTACCAAGAAAAGATAAAGTCGTTATCACCACAGATGGTACAATCAAAAATATTCAAGGTGAACCCGGATTTCAATCACAGATACCTGCAACACCAGAAAATACTCTTGGTTTATTTAACTTATCACATAATGGATATGGACTACACGATAGTGATACTGTTGTAAGACCTCTAGAGGCAAAACGATTTACAATGAGAGATATCTCTAAGTTAGAGAAACGTATTGACAAACTTGAAGAAGTTACATCATTATCTCTCTTAGAGGTTGACACAAATGCAATGCTTGTATTAGACTCTGCAGGTAATCCTCGTAGTAAGTCAGGTTTCTTTGTAGATAACTTTAAAGATAGAACATTCGTAGATGTGCAAAACACAGAACATCGTGCAGGGATTGACCCAACACTTGGATTTATGTCACCACAACAGACTTCAGATAATATCAAACTGAAGTATGACTCAGACTTATCTACTAACACTATACTCAAAGGTGATACTGTTTATATCAAACACACAAGTACTCCTACGATAGAACAAGTCAAAGTTTCTGGTACAGAAAATGTAAATCCCTTTGCTGTTATTACAGGAATAGGTACTCTCACACTTTCACCTTCTTCAGATGAATGGCAAAACGAGACTGTCCCTGTTCTCCCTGTAATCAATACGAATGCAAACATGCCTATAGCAATAGATGGAAGTTTCACCTTTGGTATGAACGGAGGCATGAATTGGTCGTCAAACAACTTCATTCCTTTGACAGGATATGGACCTATTGTTCGCAACTATTTCAATGGTTACAATGGTACTCAAGTATGGAACTCATTAGGTACAGATGCCTATGGTGCATCTCATAATGGTCAGACAGGTAATCTTAATGGTAGACCTAATAGTACTGCGGGTGTTCATGGTAGATTTAATACTGCTAAAAATCCAGATACTCTTACTGATGATTTTAGTCGAGAAATCACCAATAGTTTTAATACTATAAAAGAAGTTATTGGAGAAAGAGTAGTATCACTAACATTCATTCCTTTTATCCGCGCACGTAAAATATTCTTTAGAGCAGAAGGTCTAATACCTAACACAAGGTATTTCCCATTCTTCGATGGAGTTGTTATGGATAACTTCGTAAGAGAAGAAACCTTTGCTAGGTTCTCTACTACTACAAGTGGTGGTGTTGAATACGGTAAAGAGTTTAGAAATAGTACATCTCACCCACAAGGAACTTCAACATTAGTTACTGACGGCAATGGTAAGATAGAGGGTTCTTTATTCATTCCTTGTCAAGAAGGTGAAGAAGGTATAAAGTTCAAGACAGGTGCGCGTGAGTTTAAGTTACTTGATATAAGTTCAAACAACAATAACTTGGCAACAAGTATTGCAACATTCAACTATCTTGCTAATGGTGCATTACCAACAAAACAATCAACTCGTCCTTCATGTATTGCACCTACAATTAAAGGAAGACGAAGAGACCCTATTGCACAATCTTTCAGAATACTTGAACCTACAGGAATATTTGTTACTAAGGTAGAATGTTTCTTCAAGACTAAAGACGCAAGTCTTCCTGTTGAGATGCAAATAAGACCTATAGTGAATGGTGCACCATCTTCAACAGAGATTGTTGCTAATGCAAGTAAGTTTGTGCTTCCTGCAAGTGTTGCATTACCCGCAGGACAAACTTCTGCAGAGGTACTTGCCGCACCGACAATATTTGAGTTTGATGAACCTATTTTCTTGAATCCAGATACAGAGTATGCTATTGTTCTTCTCGCAGGAACAACAGATTACAATGTATATGTTGCAGAGACATATGCCTTTGAACTTGGTTCAACAGAAGCAAAAGTAAGTAGACAACCTGCTCAAGGTTCATTATTTAAGTCATCGAATGGTTCTACATGGGAACCAGACCAAACAAAAGATTTGATGTTTAGAATATACAAAGCATCATTTGATACTTCGGGCGGTAGTGCTGTATTTGAAAACACAGATATTCAAAATGACTTACTTATAAGTAATGGTTTTTATGGAGACAGTGCAGATGCAACAGTTACTGCTCTCTTACCAAATCATGGTTTCTCTGTAAA